CGATCAGGACATACAACGGTAGGCACCTTTGGGCAATACGTGAATGCTGAGTTGGTTACCCCGGTAACCTCTGCCGCTCTGGTACGCATGGGGCCTTTTGAAGTAAGGGCTGACGGCCTTGGGGCATCTGATCCGCTTGATATCCAGAAGGGCGCACAGCACGGCATCGATATCCAGTGTGTGGATGCCTTTGGAAGCGGGATAGATATCACCTCAGCAACGGTAACGGCTAAGGTCTACAACAGCGGTGCAACCTTGGTTGACACCTACGCTTGTACGGCAACTTATGCAGCTGATGGCAGGGCTACCTTTACCATTGATACAACGGTTACCAACACTCCAGGCACCTACACGGCAACTATCACGCGCACAACCGGAGCATCTGACACGCAGGTCTTTGGCCCGCTAAGAGTTTATGTGAGGGACATCTAATGGCAGTAATCTTTGACCTAACCGAAGACCCTCAGCAGGTCGTACAAGCGAGCGCGTGGGTAGGTGATTGGCACTCCTACGTGGTGAGGCTGGTCGATGAACTCGGCAGCCCGGTAGACATTACTACCGGGACGCTCGGTGTTACCTTCACAAACATCGCTACGGGTTCGGCTTACACCTTTCCATCTGGATCCGTCACGCTGACCAAGCAGTACAGCGCACAAGGCATCCTAAGCATCCTCAACCCTGCGGCTTATGCCACGGCGGCAATGATTCGGATTACGGTTTCCTTCACAGTGAGTACAACGGTGCGAAGGTTCGGGCCTTTAGAGATTGAGGTGCTGGCACCATGAGTGTAACCGTAAGCCTCAAGACCACGGGGATAGATCAGTACAAGCGGAACCTGACAAAGATAACCAAGGTTGTAGGTAAAGCTGCGGCAGATGTCGAAGGCACCGCAAAGCGGAGCATCAAGACATCCAGCGGTAAGTACCGTGAGTATGAAAAGGGGCACTGGTCAAGCCCTCCCGGCTCACCGCCAAATAGCGACACCGGCAATCTTGCTAACAGCATCATGCACCGGATGCTAACGGCTAGCAGTGCCGAGGTTTCAGCGATGGCAAAGTATGCCGTACCCTTGGAGTTCGGTTGGACATCTAAAGGTGGCAACACCGTACCGGCTAGGCCGTTTCTAGATCCAGCCTTACAGCACGTAAGACCGGCATTTGTAAAAGCACTAACCGTGGTTTTGAAGGGTAAGTAATGGCATACGAACCGGCAGTGATTGAGCAATGGATCTACGAAACCCTCAGCGGGGATGCCACGCTCTTGGGCTTGCTTGCTCCTAACAACGAGCCTAACGGTTTCCAGATGGGCATCTATAACACCGTAGCACCGCAGAGTGACCCTATCAGCAGGAGACCCGTACAAGTGCCTTACGTGGTCTTCAGCAGAGCTGGTGCAAACGGTGATGACGAGGATGCGCTATGTGGTGCCCGTGTATTCACGACACCAAACTACAGAATCACCGTGTGGGATACTGAAAGTGGTGCGATGAGCATGAGCCGTATACAAACGATTATGTCTCGCATCGATACGCTTTTGGATAATCAAACGGTGACAACCACGACACCACGGCTTTATGTCCGCAGGGTTTCAACGGATCAAACCTTTGCTTTATCTGATGGCGGCAGGACGGATTACGGGGTGACAGCGGTCTATCGCTGCTTGACCCAGCAGTAGGAGTAGACAATGCCTTTTACAAAATCGTTCGGGTTGGTTGGTGAGAACTGTGTGGTGACCATTGCTTTTGGTGGTTTCCAAGACGGAAGCCCGACAGCCTTCACCGCTAACACTTACACCTGTCTGGCTCGCTCAGTGCGTACCAGCACATCGGTAGATACAGCTGATGTATCTGCACTCTGTGACACAACAAAAAAGATGCAGGTTACCAAAGCCTCCGGCTCCATCGACATCGAGCTGCTCGTAGATGGCACACAGCAGACTGATGGTTCTCCTATCTTTTTTAATAAAGAAGGCTACTATTGCCAAGTGGTTATCACTCCTGGCGCTCTTAATGCAAAGACCTTTGTAGGCATCGTGACCGCTACTGGCATCGGCATTGCTAACGGTGAAGCAGTAACAGAGACAGCGACAATCATGCTCGGCGCTAACGGCGTAACAACCGCATGGGCCTCCGCATAATGGGTATCAAAGCCATCAAGGCGGTTGAAGCTGAAGCCGACCACGGTATTCTCGAAGTAGACCTGAGTGAATGGGCTGGTGAAGGAGCGATAGTACGCTTCCGTCAACCCAAGGCGGCAGACTACTTCCCGGATGCAGGTGACCTGCAAAAGATCAGGATGTCTTACGCTGAGATGGCACCCAATCTCTTGGTTAACTGCTTGATTATTGGTAAGTGTTATATTCCCGATATGGATGACCCAAGCGATGCGGCATTCATCCGGGTATTGCTTGACCTAAGCCGTAAGAATACTCAAGCGTTCTACGCTATCTATTGGTCGTTCATCGGCAAGTATGTTGATGTGTCGGTTACCAAAGAGGTAGACGAAGCAAAAAACGACTCGGCGGTGTAGGGTCGCTGATCGCGTATTACTGCGTGAAATACCTACACCGTCATCCATCGGAAGTCGACCTAACGCTGGAGCAGATTTGGGAAGTTGCCGTGATTGCTCAGGATCTAGAGAAGCACGAAGTGGCCGTGATTAAAGCAACGAGGGGCATATTTTGACAGTAGCACAACTTACCGTAAAGCTCGGCGTGGATGGCATGGGGCAGATTGTATCTGCCCTTGACAAAGTCAAAAGCGGATTAGGCCAAGTCGCACAAAAAGCCCAAGGTGCCGGGTCGGCTCTTGCTGGCATTGGTGGTGTGGCTGTTGCTGGTACTGTTGCCGGTTTCGGTATGCTTGGCAAAACTGCTTTTGATGCAGCCGTATCCTTTGAATCGCTAAACTCCAGACTAACCGCCATCACCGGTAGCGGCAAGAAGGCAGCTGAAGTATTAGACATGGTTCGCAAGGTTGCCGGGCCTTCTCCCTTCACGTTTAGCCAGTTGGCAAACCTTGCGGTAGGGCTTGAAGCAACAGGCGTTGAAACGAACGCCATGCTTCCACGCCTTGCAAACCTTGGCGCGGCTTTCGGTGCTAGTGAGGAGAAGTTGGCCTCATTGCTGAACATGGTTCAGCAGTTGAAAGGTGGCCAGATTCCAGACATAGGGCAGCTCTCAATGTTTGGCATGAACCGCTCAGACTTTGCCAAGCAAGGCATCAAGTTTGACAGGGGCGGCGGGCTTGAGCAGGGCCAAGAGATGAAGGTATTTGAAGCCTTTGTTAACATCATTGATACCAAATACTCAGAGATGTTGGACGGCTTGCAGAATGACACCGCTACAAAGTTAGCATCGCTTGAGGACGCTTGGGAAGGCACGATGCGTAAGATTGGCGAAAAGATGATTACCATCTTGACACCATATATCGAATACGCTACAAACTTTCTAAGTCGAATAATGGACAGTGGAATATTAGCGGATCTAACCGAGAAGTTCTTTGGGCCAATGCAAGAGTTTACAAAAGGCTTTACCGACGGAAACGTCCAAGCAAGCGTAGATAGACTACTGGCTTCAATTATGGCCGTAGCTGCATCTATACCAGAGATTCTTTCAGAGACGTTCAAAAACGTCGGCACGATGTTGCAGAACATCATGAATCAGATGCGACAAATGTTTGCAAAGATTCCTTTTTATAACGATCCAAAGTACAAAGAGTTTGTAGAAAAAGCTGACAAGATTGACTCTTTTAAAAACAGTGGACTTTATTCAAAAGAACGAGCAGCTACAGAAATGGCTGATCTTGAGAAAAGAATGGGTTTCACATATGAAACGGACATTTTGGGTGGTGTTGACTTTGCGAAACCTTTCGCAGATACTCAGAAGTTTATAGATAGCATAATGTCCAAGATGGCAGGTACCAAAGCCCCTGAGGCAGGTGGGGTACCTAAGCCATTCGGCCCTTACTTCAAACCGGGTGAAGAGCCTGGAGCTGGTGGTGGCCCTACTCAAGCTGAAGACCTACTGCTCCGCATTGAAAACAACACTAGAGAAACAGCAGACGCTTTGAGCCTACGCCGTGAGACTTTAGGTGGTGGGGCGATGGGTGCCATAGGCTTGACAGGTGCCGAGGTTGGGGCTGTAACCGCCTCATACGGCAGGTTTGGCAACGGCTTGATTCCGGCAGGTACTGACATTGAAAGAGCTATGCGTAGACTTATCCGAGATGAAGGTCGGCGCAATGGTACGCCCGGCATAATGGGTCGTTTCTAATGGCTACAATCCATCAACTAAAAGTAGAGTTCGATGTAGTTGAGCCACGCCCGCAGTTCGGTCGCTTGATGGTTCCACTTGATGGAACAAAAGTCGACATGACAAATTCATCTAATGTTTGGCAAGACCCTGCCACGCTTACGATGATGCTTGCCCCGTTACCTGTCACAGCGGCATGGCGTACAAGTTACAGCGGATCCTACGCAAGATATCAAAAGACCGACTACACGCTAACCACTGCCGCAAGCTGGAAGCAGATGCAGATTAGATCCAGCGGTGATTACTACCTGCAAAGCCTCAACATCACCGAGCGGGCTACGCTTACAACTGCCTTCAGTGCAAACCAACCGGTCTATCTATCCTTGTACGTTCCTGGACTCAAGGACACCGATAAAAGCATCATCCTAAAGGCTGGCTGGGGTGTTGGTTCGGCTGGAAGCGTTGAGGTTTGGTTTGCCGCTAACGGCTCGGCTCAGGTGTATAAGAGTGGCGTGTTGGTTGGAAGTTATGACCGGGGAGACGCTAACATCGCTCCTGCGGTAGGCACCACTGCAAGTAAATCAAGCCGCTCTGACTTCATCTCTATTATGATGATTCCGGCTAGACGGCGAGAGCTTATCGTAGCAACATCAAACGGCACTCACTTTAGCCATGTCTTTAGTGACCTAAGCGCAGCCACAAGCAATACCATTGTTCCAGCTGCGGCGTTTAGTTGGTTGGTACCTTCCGGTCAAGCCACGGTGCAGCTCGCAAAGTGTGCCTTTGAAACATCCGGCTACATTCTTTCCAATGTCAAGAGTCTAAGATATCCGCCTCCAACCGGTGCCACCTTCAGCCATACCTACGCACAAGACTCTATAGGCATTGGTGCTGTTACTTCTGATGTGACGCTGGTAAAGGCAGACGGTACAACCTACACGCCTAACGGTGTCATCAAGGACGTACGCGCAAAGGTAACGCTAACCGGGGGTACCGGCACTTATGGTCTGTACTCCGTTGAAGCGGTCTACGATGCTCCGGTAGGGTCTACCTATGATGGCACCGTAGATGTTACTCAGTACATTAAGTCACTAAGCATAAGCGTAGATGAAGACGGTAAAGCCACCTGCAATATTGGCGCTATTGCAAAGTCATTGATAGATGCCGGTGTAGAACAGCCACAGGTAACATCAGACAGACCAGTTCGGATTGCTATAGGTGATGGCCCTGCGGTTTATCCTGCTGTAGTAACTTATAAAGATATCTTCCGGGGGACGCTTCAACCACCAAAGGTTGAGTTTCTTGATCGTGATACTACGGCAGATTGGGCAACATATGTCTATCAAGGTGTTGATCGTAGTGGTGACTTTGACCTTGCGTGGTTGGTTGAGTCTTACCCGTACGATGGCATCACGGCTGGTAACGCTATCCTTGATCTATTGCTAATCGCTGGTTACGATGATTCGGTAAGCCCTTACTTTAGTGGTGACTTCCCCGATCAAGAGCTGCCGTATACCACTAACATATCAAAGGGCCAGTATAGCCTTGCTCCTGATTATGGCGATACGGTTGCCTCATATCTTGACAAGATAAAGCAGGAGTACTACGCTACTTGGATAACCGGATGGATGCCCACCGCTTCCGGCTATTACTACCAGTGGCTCAATGTGAACGCCGCTAGTACTGCATCCACGATGACGCTATACCAAAGCATCGCGGCGGCAACCGCGGCGGGAGTGACTGAAGAGCTACGCCCACAAAGGGTGATTCGTACCCTCAACAGTTACAACGAGGAAGCGGAATGTACTCAGGTAACTGTCATCGGTCAAGACCCTAACACCGGCTTATTCATCCCGTACACGCAGATAGATGCAGCGGCAGAGGATGCAGACACGCCACCGGCAACACGTCCACGAAACTGGCGCGGCAGACCGGTATGCTACCAGTATCGTGACCCAGCCCTGAATACCTTGGATGCTGTTACGGCTGCCTGCTTGATGCTCTACACGCGGCTAACCACCGGTAGAACGATGATCGAGTTTGACGCTACTTTCTTGGTTTACAACAACTCAAACCGGCCTGTCTGGCTTGGTGATGTAATCAAGCTCATGGATACAGATGGAGTAGCCGTGCTGGGCAACTATCGGATTATCGCTATCCCGCAGATAGAGTTCGTGCAGGAAAACACACCCGGCAGTAGCACTTTGTTCAACGTACGGCGAGCAAGTTACCGGGCTGTCTATGTGAGCGCAGGGACTTAGTATGCCATACATTGACGGCACCCGAACTGCCACGCTTGCAATGGATCACACGCAAGATAGAGCGCTTACACTTATCAACCCTATCGGTATTGCCATCCCTCCAACTTGGGAAGACCAATACCTAGACAAGGGGACACCGTTTACTTTTAGTGGTCACTTAGGATTCAGTGGACAAATAGCCTTTTCTGACTACACTTATGGCATCAACGCTACAACCTGGGGATGGGAACTAAGGGCTATCGTTACCGTAGTCAACGGACACGGTGCCACGCAAACAACAACCGTTACAGTTGGCACCGGAACATCAACCGCTTATTTTGCTAACGCAACGGCTACGTTTGCCGGCTCCTTCAGCGCTAGTGTAGGTGTGGATAAACTTTGGGATATTGCTGAAGCTGCGTTCAGCTCATCATCTGCCCCTACTCAGTTTCCATCGCAGACCTCTTACACTTGGTATGAGCGAAGCACGGTAGGCAGCACTGCTACCTGTAGCCTTTCGGTTGGTGGGACAACAGTCACGGCTACAAATACCGTAAGCGCCACAAGGCAAACAGCGACCTACAAAGCAACGCTTGGAGCCAGTGGATCCTGTACAGGGCCACAAACGCATAACTTTGGCGTTACGAATATCAAGGTAAACGGCACCACCGTACCGGACATAACACACGCACAAACCAAGGGCTTGCAGTCTGCTACTGAGTGGTCTTTATCTTTGGAAGGTGACGAAGACGCATTCGGTATTTACCGAACTGGCTCAGGGACAATCAGCACCACAATATGCCTTGCGCGATCAGTCGGTATTGTTGGCAGAATACGAGCCTGGGAGGGAGCGTATCCAGATAATCTCGATGTAGTGGTTACAGGCTATGACGGCGGCACCCGTACGGTTTCATCATCTGGTGGCAGTTGGTCTGGTAGCGATTCACTCAATGACTACTCGGCAACAACAACACTTACAGATATGACCGCTGGCTCAGGGACGCTAACAACCACCCTGAATGATGTCCCTGCGTGGATAAGCGCCCAACTATCAGGAAGCGGCCTAACGACCAACGGAGACAGTAGCACCGATAATAGAGTTCTGTTCCGGGGCTTCCGCTTCAACGGCTGGAGCATCGCTGAGACAAACAACCGTTCAATAGGTCTTACTGGTAATGACCGACTATATGCACCGTATGAAGGCATGAGCGGTTACCGATATCTACAGATACAAATCAAGGCGCAAAGCGGCACCAACCAGAGCGGTTACATCGAGTTGACCGATTACCACGGCAACACCAAACGGTGGCAGGTTGTGGCTCCTACGACCTCATACAGCACCGTTACACTTGACCTATGCAGCCCTGATATCTGGAGCCTTGGAGCCTTACCGGCAACCGATGACAAAGACAACCCGTACCCACGGAAGAACACCGCATCGAGCAGCTACGCAGGAAGCGAGAGCGTAGACTCGGCTTACTGGGGCGTGACATCGTGCCAACGTTTGAGGGTGTCAAGCGGATCCATTGACATCGGTACAACCACGCTGACCTACACCAACACAGATAGCACCTATGTACCGGATACCTTCACGGCTCAGTTTGAACGCATCACACCGGCTATCGTTGCAGAAGCAGACACGACTACTTATTACTACGGTAGACGTTTCTGGCAACAGGATCGCGATGGTCGCACTGAAGAAGAATCCGATGTGTGGTGGCAGAAAACCGTAGGCGGTGCGACCGGAGTGACATCGTACAGCGTTGACCCGGTAACTATCAGCGAGCTGGTGGCACAGGTAAACATCTCCGATAACTCGATTGTCAGACATCCCGGCTGGACTGCAACCAACAGCGTAGCCTACCCGGCTGGCGCTACCTGCACGGTATCCCAACCGCCACTGCGTGATTGTTTCCTCAATGGCGTTACTGGCTACTCTACTTGGCTTTATGGTGGCGGTATCCTTGCAACCCCACACGCTACGATCGGCACGGACTTTGCTTTTGGGCATCAAAAGCCACAGGGTACCATCACTGCCCAGACGCTCTTTGACCGTATCAATGGCAACTTTCCGCCAGACTTGTACGACCCGTTCGACATCAACGGCGGTACGGATTCGGCTTTGTATCTGGCTGGTGGTTCCCTGCTCCGTGGTATCGCTCACGGTGCTATCTTGGACAGCGCAGGAGACCCTGCCGCAACCGGTACTGTTGACCTGCTACTAGCAACTACGAGCGCCAACAGAGGAACCGATAACACGCTGGATGCTGAGGGAAGGTACTACACCTCCGCGCCCTGGGGTTTAGGTGAAAGCAACCATGATGTGGTTCAAGGTACCAACAATATTGGTTTAGATCCGCTTCACACATCGCACCGTTTCCGTTGTTGGTTCCGTAGCCTAACGGCGGCAGGTGGTTGCCTGTCGGTTGATGTAGCCCCTAACCAGCGGCTCTGCTATGCCAATGTGGAATCACATACCGTGGTGCTTCACTTTGCGGATGGCCCTAACGGTACAAATATTGTTGAGGTAACAACCAGCATTACCGAGGTTGACTGCGTGGCGATTGCCTACGACCCTACGAGCGCCTCCGGTAGGCTTTACATCTTGGTCGAGAAACAATCGGGCGGTGGGATAGATTCCTACTACACCGACGATGAAGGAGCAACCGTATCAGTGGCAACCGTAGTAAGTGCGGCAGGGACGCACGTAAGTGTAGCAATCAACCCGATGGGCAAGCGTATCGTTTGCTTTAGGCATACAGGCAACGACTTGCACAGGGTTATCTATGACCCACAGGGCAACATCATTACGGCAAGCAGTGCAGTAGTAGCCAGTGGGGTACAGAACGACCAGACGGCTATAAGTTGGAGGCTTGGTAACTGGTACTTGTACTACCACTCCACATCGGCAGGTATCACGCAGCTGGTAAGTGTGGATGATGGCGAGACTTTCGCCTAAGAAAAAAGGGGTGGTGGGCAGCAGGAACAGCAACCGAGGAGGACTGCCCACCGTGTCGGGAGATAAGATCGACAAAGGAAATATATCATGCTGAGACCTATCGCACTTAGAGCAGCTAAGGAAGCCATCGATAATGTTGGTGTAGTTGAGACCGGGGACAACAGGGGCAAGGCTATTGAAATCTACCAAGCCTCAACCACTCCACCTGTTCCACCCGGTAGCCCTTGGTGTGCCGCTTTTGTTGTCTTCAGGCTACGCAATGCAGCTCATGACCTCGACCTAACCATCCCGGCAGATTGGCCACGCTCGGCATACTGTCCCGATCATGGCAACTGGGCACGGAAGACCAAGAACTGGTTGAGCGTGAAGGATGCGGAAGCCGACCCGACAAAGGTACGCATCGGTGACCTCATCTGCTTTTGGTTTGCACCATTGAACCGCTTGGCTCACATCGGAATCGTGACCGGTGTTTTTCCTTGGGGTGTCAAGACGGTGGAGGGCAATACCAGCCCAGAGATGGAAGATGAAGATGCAGTGAAGCGGGAGGGTGACGGTGTCTACAGGAAAGCCAGAGCATGGCGCGAGCTTGGAAGCAACGGCGGCTTTGTACACATCGACTGGTAGACGAAAAAAGACCCGATTGTTTAGATCGGGTCTCCTTCCATCAGTCCAGCATCCAATAGTTGTTGTTTTGTTGGTTTCCCTTGCGGGTGCTACATTCTATCCTGTTGCTCGTTTAGTCTTTGCAGGTGTCTGACGTAGCCCTTTAGTATGGCGTTGATTTCCTTCAGCTCTGCAATCTGCTGCTGAGCCTCACACCACTTAGCCTGCCAGTCAATGCCGGGTGGTTCCGGCTCATCTTGCCTTTGTGGTTGCACCGTGAGGGTTACAAGTGATTGTTGATACCGGTTGTATATCTTTGAAACTGTGCAGGCATTCACGCCAAGCACTTCAGATATCTTCTTTGGTGTATGTCCATCAGTTCTCATTTGAATGATGGCTTTACGTGTCTGCTCTGCTAAATGTTTTGCGCCCATTACTTATCTCCTATACCGTCTTGATGGTCACTGCTTGCGCTTCCGGATGCACGATAAAGCCAGCCTTGAGCGCATCCGCTGGATGCTCTAACATGGCGCTTTTGATTGGCTCCGGTAGTTGGCTAACCAGAATGGATTCCTTGATTTTGATGGCAGCTGGGCAGTTCTTGCGAGCCCATGCCAAGGCTACATCCTCAGCCTCTACGGCAACCCGTGGGGCAACCGTTCTAAAGCCAATAGATCCGAATGGGCACGTCCAGGTCTTACCCTTCAGGCTGCCATCAGCCTTGCGCGGTAGTTGGCTCATTGCATATTCCTGCAGCTGGGCGTTGTACTGAGCCTCCAACCATTCAAGCCGTGCAACGTGCCTACCTAACATTTTGGCAACGTTGTTGGTGATTGCATCGAGCTTATCTTTCTCGGCTTGGATGGCTGCCTCGATGTCCATCCGCTTACGCATGACCAGCAGTGCGAGGTCTTCAGGTGACTCGTTACCCTTGATCCAACCGGAAGCAGGGCCAGCATATTCGCCCGTTTCTTCGTCCCACAGTTCACCGTCTATAACATCAAATCCCATTATCTATTTCCTCCAAGTGGTCTACCCGGTGCTGGTCTAACCGGTTCATCTATCACGATGTTGCCGTGTGAGCCTCTACGGTAGCCATCCTGCGGGGTTACCGCGCCGTTTGCGTCATCATCCTCATCCGCTGATATTGCGAGCAGGGCGGACACGCTGTATCTGCGACCGTAAGTAAGAGCTGAACCTAACCCGTGAGCGTCTGGCTTGGTTACCGGGATGGTTACCGTGGTTGCGATCCATTCACCAGAGGTATGGATGATGCGGGATTCTACGGTCACTGCCTGCATTGCCTGCGGCTCTTGGCTACCCTGCGTAAGCATCAAGCCGTTAGATGTAAGGATAGGGCGCAGGGTGTCAAGGATGGAATCCAAGGTTACGTACTTGGATTTGAAGGCAGGGTTTTTGCCCTCTTTGGTGATGCCTTGCATCTGGCTTTGTGCCTTGATGAGTGCAGGGGCAATAGCCCCTATTGTTTCCGATGTTGTCATTCTAAATCTCTTCTCCCATTGCATTGTTTACGTAATCGATGTGCTTGATAACTTCAGCACGGTTGTCTAGATCAATGCCGCCGTCATCCTCAAAGTGCTTTGCAAGCTCGCTGTTACGGTTGCTCATGATGTAGTCTGCTGTCTCTTCATGCTTCATGGCAAAGACCGAACCACACTTGTAACCGTGGCCACCATCAGAGTAATAATCAACCCTGCCGAGTAGGTTGCTCGGTATGTAAACACCAAGCCAGTCATTTGCACCCATTACTTACCTCCTTGAATAGCGATGTGAAGCGATGGGTTTACACCTTGCCGTTGCAGGTAGTTTGCAATGCATAGATGAAGGCACAGGTTTACGCCATGCCGTGCATACTGTCGTTGCAGGTTTTCACCGTCAATGAATGGTGTCCATTGGTTGTCTACGAACAATGCTGTAGTCATCGGAACGGTTACACCTGCAACCTTGAACGATGGAATCCGATACACACCAGCACCAGCAGGTAGTGCGGTTAACGTTGTCTTCATTACTTATCTCCTGTACCCCGTGGCACATCACTATTATACACGCTAGATATATAATGTCAAACCATTGACAGGCTATTATATATATATGGTATATATGGAACATGATTAGAGGACTAAGCCAGCAGGAGTTGGCAAGACGTATCGGTGCAACCCAGCCGCAAGTATCCGACTGGATGCAGGGCAAGAAGACACCCAACGCTGGGAACCTCACCAAGCTCGCTGAAGCCATGGGGATGGCTGAGGAAGACTTGGCGCGGTTGCTCACCATTCGCCGCAAGAGTCGGATCAAACCGACCACTGAAACAGAGACGTTTGACAACTAAAGGTTAGGGAGAAAAGACGATGCAACGATGCAACGACTGTGCGCATGATGTTATGGATAACGATTCCATTTGTATGGCTTGCCGGATGGCAGAGTGGCAAGACCAGCAGGAGCAAGCAAGGTTGGTACGTGAGAAGGCTTATGCCTTGGAAGCCCACAGGGCTGCCTACCTGAGCCGCAACCGTGCTATCCGGGATTCCATTCGGGCAGGTGTTATTTGTGCGGTGAGTGTCCTGCTTTTGCTGGCTATGGTTGCCGCAGCTAAGGACGCTCTGCGGTACGAGTGGGAGACAAAGCCAGCCATACTCAAGGCGCAGGGGGTCAAGTAATGCACGATCGGAAGTTCTTGACCAAGGCTCAAAAGATTGAGATTCTAAATCAAGTAGCCGCTAACATTGCGGATGGTCATTCTAAGCACAAGGCTGCTTGGTTAGTCTGGGGTGCCAATGGTCGGAACGTTTTCAGGTGGCTCGACAAAGATAGGGACTTGTGGGAAATTATTCATACTGAACCCTACCCTTACGATGATGGCCCGGTTGATGGCAGACGGGAAAAGGCCAAACCATCGTTTGATTGGAATACGGCTATGTCCAAGCTTGTAACCGGCTTTACTGTTCGCGCTCATGGATCAAGGCTATATAAGTATCGGTTTGAAGATGGACGGCTGGTGGAGTATCGGAAGTCACTAACCTCCGATGACTGGTACGCAACCACAGATGTAACAATCCCTGAGCAAGCGTACGACACTTGGACATTCGAGGTAGTGGCATGACTTGGATGCAACCTGGAGCGGTGTTCCAATGCTGGGATGACTTCTACAAGCACAAGCATGGCCCGGTAGGTGTTATCGTTGACATCGATGGGCCTTGTACCTGTACTCACATTCTGGCGCAAATCAATCAGCTAGGAGCAAAGCCATTGCCGGAACATTACCACCTTGAATGCCAGCCGGTTAGAGGCAATCACACAGAGCATACGCGTTTCTGGCACTCGTACATTCAGGCTGATGGTAAAGACCTTGATGGCCGTTTTTATCTGGAGCAACTCGAAGGCTTTACACCAACAGTTTCCAAAGTGGAAACAGTTGAGTTGCAACTACAGATGGACTTTTGATTGACAGTAAGACCTAGTATTATTCGGCAGACGCTCCGGGCTTTACAAAAGGCACCGGAGCGTTTGTTGTCTCACGATGAAATGATTCTGCTGCACTACGGCTGGGCTAACGGCATCCAAAAAGACGAGTGCCTAGATGCTATGATCCGTCACAACTACGCATTTATCCGTGAAGTCTGCAAGGTCATCAAGCACAAAGAACACTTCACCGATGCTTGCCAATATTGCGTTGAGGGTCTCATTCGTGCAATTGAAAAGTGGGAACCTGAGCGTGGGTTGCGCTTCTCCACTTACGCGCACCCTTGGATTTATCAAAAGCTTAGACGCTACCAAAGCAACTACTTCCGAACCATCCGGATAGCCGAACACGCTCTTGTCAAGTGGCACAAACTCAAACGGTTCTACGTCATCTTGGAGTTGGAACTCCGTAGACCACCAACCGATGAGGAACTATCCGAACGCTCTGGTATGACCCTTGAAACCATCGAGATATGCCGCACCGCTTCCGGCATCGAGCCGATGTCCATCGAGACCCCGGTACAAGGTAGCCAGTTGGTGCTTGGTGACACGGCGATATTCGGATCTACACAGAGCGCAGAGGATGAGTACTTTAGTGAAGCCGAAGGCGGTACCCTGATGACGGCTCTAGGCGCTCTTGATGATGAGACCCGGCAGATGATTGCCCTACACCTTGGGCTTGATGGACGTGTACCGCAGACCGTCCACATGGTAGCCAGCCGCTACCGCATACCTCCGGCAGTGGTCAAAGAGCGCATACACAAGGCACTAGCGCAACTAAGGGTAATACATGAAGCATCTTGAAGACCGCGAGCAGATAGCCTTGATTACTTGGGTACGCCTGATGCAGTCTAAACACCCTGAGCTTGCAACCATCTACCATTGCCCCAACGGTGGGCATCGTGACATCAGGACAGCTGCAAAGTTCAAAGCCATGGGTGTCAAACCGGGTGTATGGGATATCTTTTTACCTTGCCCGACACCCGGTCTTTACATCGAGATGAAGGCAGGTAAGGGCAGGCTTACACCGGGGCAGGTTTCCTTCAGGGATGCACTACAGCCGCACGGGTACAAGTTCTTTGTGGCGTATTCTTGGCATGATGCTGCCAAGGCGATAGCGGAACACGTTGGTTTTACTTTCGATGTATAATGTGGATAACCTTTCCTGTGGTTATGGACTTTGTCCACCCTCTGGCTGATCCCCAGAGGGTTCCACGGAAGGTAATACACAGGAAATCAGGTAACCCCCATGGCAACTCTTGCCACGGATGCGGGTCAGGCTATCGCCTTTCTCCGGCATCTATTCAAACCGTACTCTGACGGCTTCATTGAAATCAGACCTTTGTCTAAGGTCAAGCCCCACGCTAACAGAACCACCTACAGACTTCCGCATTGTCTGAAGGGTGAAGAGGGTCAAGCCCTAACACAGCACATCATCAGCCTTGCCATTCGTGGCTATGATGTTTATGTAGGTGTGTGTCCAAGGGCTGCCCCTGAAGGGCCGGGGCGTAAGCTCGGCAAAGAATCCATTGAGCAGGTTGGGGCAGTCTGGATTGATTTGGATTCCAAAGTACCCGGCAGTAGTCAAGGTTTACTTGACAACTGCGACATCGTGATTCATACCGGTAACGGCTGGCACGGCTACGTGATGCTCCCTGCGGTTGCTAACTGCCGCAACACTAAAGACCGTACAGCCATCGAGTCAAAGATTCGGTCTTGGCAAAACTCTATAATCCTTGGCACTGATCCGGTAGGCAACGTCGATAGGATTCTTAGGGTACCCGGCACCATCAACTGGAAGGAACCAGACAACCCCAAGGCGGTAACCCTTTTGAAGGGTGGCGCAATGCGTCCAATCCACAAGGTTTCCTTGTTGGTTCGACATCTGGAGGATGCCCGATTAGACGCTCTGCTGGCTTCCGCAAAGCAAGGGCAGCTAGGGCGAGCCGTACCCCGTATCCGTCATGCAAGCGGTAGGATAACCGACCTACTGGATGTGTTCTTTCTTGAAGCCGAGGAAGCCTGCATGGCGTTTGAAAGCAACCCCGCTTGGGAATACCGGTTAGACATCGTCCGTGCCGACCTGCCGGAAGTTATGGAGTACTACTTTGGATCCTAAAATTACATCTATCTGGGACATCCCAGACTTCCCAGACCCTAAGCCGGAACGGAAGCATGGCAACAATAGCAACTATTCCGACGATGGAACCCTTGCTAAACTGAAGCAACGACACCCTGAAGGCGGCGGGCCTTACGGTGGCAGGGACAATGCCCTAACCGCTTGCGTTGGCTACATGAGATCCACGCGGCTAGACATTGATTACGCCATGCCTGCAATCCTTGATTGGAACAAACGGCTATGTGATCCGCCGCTTGAAGATTATCAAGTGTATGAAAAGGTCGGCAGGGCTTGGGCAGAGTGGAAAGATTCCGACCTGCCACCGCTAACACCTGCCATGCTACGGGCTGAACTCGAAGCGCCCATAGAAGAAAAAGACCCAATCGAATGGATGACCTGGGCGGATATCAAAGCCAAGGTTGCAGAGCTTGGGCCATTACGCTGGATTGTTCCTGACATGATTATGAACCGGGGGCTTACCTTCATCAGCGCAACATCGGGAGGCGGTAAGTCTTGGGCAGCTCTTGACCTGCTCAGGGCTACGATGGGCGGCGGGATGTGGCTTGGTTCGCTTGAGTGTACAAAAGCAAACGTTATGTACATCGATGAAGAGATGGGGTGTCAGGTGTTCTTTGACCGTGCCGACCAACTAGGCATGGCACCGGAGAACATCATTTATTCCGATCATCAGCGCATCAAGCTTGAAAACCCAAAGCACATGGCATCCATTCTGCGGAAGATTGAAGCCCTTAAGATTGACATCGTTATTGTCGATACGTTGGTACGTGTTCACGGCTTGGACGAAAACAGCAACACCGAGATGGCAAGGTTGTACGGGTTGTTTTGCCAGATGAAAGATTGCGGCGCTGCCATCGTGGTACTTCACCACAATCGAAAGTCAGGCAGTGAGGGTGGCATCGGTCATGAGCAGATGCGCGGCGCTGGTGACATCGTGAGCCAAGCCGATACGGTTTTCTCAATATCGCACAAACTTGAGAATGATACCTACACGATGATTACAACCAAGAACCGGCACTGGCGGCACAAGGAGCGACAACCCGCAGTGTCTTGGACTATCGGCCCACAAGATGGGCGCTTGAGCCTCGTACACGCCGAACCTGAGGGCTTTGCCGCCAGAGTGGGTCAATCTACCACTGATGCCATTCTTGCTTGTGTTGAGGCAAATCCCGGAGTTGGTAAGAACATCATTCATGCCAAGGTCGGAGGGCGCAAGCAAACGGTACTAGATGCCATTGATGAGCTGGTTCGTGAGAACCTTTTAGATGCTGAAGCATCGCTCCGTGGTGGCTATCGTTACACCAAGAAGGGAGCCATTTGACCGGTTCCCAACGACCGGTTCCCTTATATATAGGAACTACTACTAGTTTGGTTTCCCCCAGTTTGGTTTCCCCCAGACCCCCTTCCGAACTGGGATGCCCCGAAGGTGGGCAATCCCAATATCAGACCAGTGAGGAAGGTTAGAAGTAATTGTTTTTATGACCGGTCAGGTTCCCCAGCTAAAGCGGGAACCAGAACCGGTCTGTGGAAGGACTGCAAGATGGCATTAGAGATATGGACGTTTGAAACACTCAAGGCAAAAGCGCAAGAAGACCAGATGTTGAACGGTGATAAGTACCGCCATCAACTGGCAGTGGCTAAAGCCTGGTTGAAGTCAGGAGGTCGCTTGACATTGCACCGCTGGGCAATGCGGCGAGACTTTGAAACACACTTGATCCAAAAGGGTAACAACATCCTACTGGTCGAGTGCGATGGTGAACAACAGCACTGGTGTACGGTTGATGAGCTACGCAGTGATGACTTTATGATGATGCCCAACAACCACGTTATCGGTGAGTTTACGGAGTACCCGGCATTCATGTACATCGCTGAGAAGTTTGAACAGCCGATCAGACGAAACAAGGTAATAGTCAAGCACTAAAAAAGTGTTTGACAGTTTATACCGCTAGGGTATATATTGATGTGGCGATAGTGCCAACGACCGGGCGGTAGCCCAAGGAGTTTAGTAATGGGATTTTTTGCACAGCACGGAAAGTTTTCCGAAGGCAGCGGGAAAAAGTACAGTGTAGCCGAGCAGGGTATCTACATCTGTGCGCTGATCGATTGCGAAGCGGTACAGGGTAAATCATTCGACGATCCAAACGTTCTCGAACCCAACTTTAAGTGGGTGTTTGAATCGACCGAGGTTGGTGACGATGACGGCCAGCCTTTCCGCTTCATGCAGTACACCAAGACCTACTACGGCAACGAGAAAGCCAAGCTTACAATCCTGCTCGATGGCATGGTTGGTCGGATGACTAGCCAGCAGTTCGCCGAACTCGACATGGAAGCCCTCAAAGCCAAGTCATGGCAGGTAGTGGTAGGCACACGCCAGAAAATGAACGGCGAACTAACCAACGTGATCGAGACCGTGAAGCCGGTCAAGGTTGCAGCTACAAAGCCGCTCCGCAAGGCTGTAGTGGTGGATGACATCGTAGATCCGTTTGAAGGCGAGTAGATACGGGTATGTCTGATAGGGGCAAGGTAACTTGCCCCTAACTTTGGGAGATAAAAGATGACAGAAACAACTAAGACTTTAGCCGAGGTTATAACCGACCTCGCACAGCAGACCATCAACCGGGTGGAGCCGTTCGGCGTTATCGATTGCCCGCTGCAGATTCAGGTATCAAGCGACCATAGCGAGATTCACTTGACCAAGGGTGACCTTCACCTGATGGTTGCTATGACGGGTGAAGACACCGGCATATTTGACTGCAATAACTGGTTCGGCGATTGCATCCAGAATCCTTTCTGGATTGGCAACCTCAAGGTGGCAGACGTGCTTGCTGACATCTGGGCAGTGAGCTACAACATTGACCGCATGATGTGCAAGAGCGAAGCAGGACGTAGTCCTCAAAGCGAAGCGGTAGCCGTATGACAGCAACATCATGCACAGCAATCGAAGCCCTCAGAGCCTTGCAGTCAGGTTGTAAGGTTCGGTGCATCCACTGGGATGATGGCAAATATATTGAAGTGGTAGGAGACCTGATTACACTCAACGATAGACAAGGTAATCCTATTGCCACCCCAGGTATGCTTCAGCTCGTTACTATGAATAGTATTTTTGAGAACTTAGTATTCAATAATGAGTGGGAGATTCTGGACTATTGACCGGGCATTACCGGACAACTAAGATACAAGCCCTCAGCGTCATTGACGATTGGGGGCTGGACTTTGCAACGGGCAATGTAATCAAGTATCTACAACGATGCCCGCACAAAGGAACAGCTACAGACGATGCCATCAAGGCGCTCTGGTACATGGCTTATGCCGCCACCAAAGATACAGCTTTTGCGGATCGCATAGCCAAGGAAGCCGAGGAAATCAATGGCAGCAGGTAGACCTAACGAAACGTTGATGGAAAACCGCGCTAAGCGGCAGTATCTTTTAGAGCGGTACGAAACCTTGGTAGCTGAAGGCATGAGATGCCACGAAGCGGCAAGGGCTATTGGATTCCAACACACAACCATCAACCGGTGGCTCAAGGAGCAGCAAACCGAGCAGCTCAAAACTATTGAAGCCCAGAGAATGAACCTTTCCGGTGGTGGCTTTCCTTCCGCCTTAGAGCGCTTACGGGCTGGCATGATGGTAAGGCGGCACGCTGCCGCTTGGTTCCTTCAGTTGGTAGACGGCAAGATTTGCTTATATCTCATCGATGGCGCTGGTAACCGGCACTACAGCCGGGTGGCATCTTTCGGTAGTGCTGACGTATTGGCTTTCGACTGGGAGATATACAACGGATGATAAAGCTTATCTGGATCACACCGGAAGCGGAGCAGGTCATCGGTTATTGCGCTAGGGTGTCCAACCCTGCAAACCAAGATAACCCAGACGTAGCCCGGTTACTTGCTTACTGCATCAAGCACGGTCACTGGTCAATCTTTGAGATGGCTTCTATGTGCGTGGAAATCAAAACCACGCGGGCTATTGCTCCGCAGATTCTTAGGCATCGTTCCTTCAGTTTCCAAGAGTTCAGCCAAAGGTATGCACAGGTCGCTACAATGCCCAACCTGAGTAGTATGCGGCTGGCTGGTACAACTAACCGCCAATCCTCGCAACTGTTGCCAGAATGGAAAGAGTTGGATGAGAATCTACAGGTCGTTATTGATCGTGCCGCAATGGCGGTTGAGGGGTCTTACTACGCATACAACCGGCTAATCGAATCCGGCATTGCTGCGGAGACGGCAAGAATGGTGCTACCGCTTTGCACACCTACCACGATGTATATGTCTGGTACGGTTAGGTCTTGGATTCATTACGTGCAGCTAAGGACGCAGGAAGATACGCAGTTAGAACACCGGCAGATTGCAGAGTCCATCAAGGCTTTGATGGTTGAGCATCTGCCGATTACGATGGGGGTACTGGGATGACATTCACTGAAGTGTTTCAGGACTTGATGGATGGTAATCCTGTTAGCCGTACTTCTTGGGAAAAGGAAGATGAGGCGCGAATCGTTTACTACGACACTGAAACCAAGGCATTTGTAGACAGAAGGACATCAGGAGAATGGCAGTGCAAATACCTCTGTGTCATTGGTGAAGATATGAACGCTACCGATTGGGAAATATGCGAATGGGAAGAGGGAGATAAAGAATGAAATTCGGTGAAGTGATTCAAGCCTTGATGGCTGGTGGCGGTAATGCTGTATGGCGGGGTGAATGGGGAGGTTCGGTATTCCTGCGGTATAGCGAGTTGTGGAATATCTTTGAACTGCATGGCCCAGCGGGACGCGTTACGCAGTTGGAAGAACTTAGCCTTTCACCCGGTGACCTGTTTGCAAATGACTGGGCTGTAGTCAAGCTTGACCCGCGAACCGGAGAGGTAGCCAAATGAATCAATTTCTAACGGCTGCACAAGCATTTGAAATGATTCGCAATGATGTTGACAAAGCAATCAGGCCATCAAGTTGGGATGAGGGTGCTTTTATAATCCGCACTACAGGATACGAAGATCAAACATTGGGAAGCGATGGTTACTTTTGCTCTGCATATCATGGGCAAGACGGCGCAAAGTCTGTAGAGGACTTTATAAAGCGAGTTATGGATGAAGGTTGGATTGTCACAGAAAGGCCAGAACGAACATGATTCTTTTTGCTCTTGGTGTCCTGCTCGGTGCGGGATGCTTGGCGGTATACAACGAGATGTATACACGATGGCTGTATAAAGATGTAAAGCGTAGGGCTAAAAAGCAAGGCATCAGCGATGAAAAGATGAGGGCAGCCCTGATGTGGGCTACCTCCGCTGAGATTGGAAAGAACTTAGATGGCATCCCAACCGACCGCAGGTAGACCAACAAAGTACACGCCAGCGACAGTAGAAAAGATTCTGGAGGCTCTGCGAGGTGGTAACACCCGCAGGGCTTCCTGTGCTGTTGCTGATGTTTCGCAAGATAGCCTAGCCCTTTGGCTTAGAACGTATCCCGAATTTGCGGAAGCAGTAGAAAAAGCAGAGGGTAAAGCGGAAGCCAAGATGGTATCGGTCATCAAAGCAGCATCAGAAACTACATGGCAAGCGGCAGCATGGTGGCTTGAGCGGAAGCACAAAGCCGAGTGGTCTAGCCGGGTAGAGCAGACCGGGGCTGACGGTAGCCCGGTCAAGGTAATCGTGGAGTATTCGGACAAACCTGTTGCCTGATATTCGACTAGTCCTACCAAGACCTCACGAAGCCCAGCAGGTGATTCTGCGGGAAGCCAAGCGATTCAATGTTCTTGCCTGTGGGCGCAGGTTTGGTAAAACCACCTTGGGCGGGAACCTGCTATCTGATCCGGTACTCAAAGATGGTCTGCCGTGCGCGTGGTTTGCGCCTACATACCGCCTGCTAGAGGAAGCGTACAACGACCATAAGCGGATATACGCTCCTGTTATTCGGCGAGCTGTGCAGACACCTGCCCCGCGCATTGAGTTGATAACCGGGGCAGCAATCGATTACTGGACTTTGGATGACCCTAGCACGGTTGCCCGTGGACGTAAGTACAAGCGGGTAATCATCGATGAAGCCGCAATGGCTAGGCATCTGGAGCAAGCCTGGACTGAAGCCATCCGCCCAACGCTTACCGATTACCGGGGGGATGCTTTCTTTCTTTCCACGCCTAAAGGCTCTAACTACTTCAAAACCCTACACTCGATGGCGGCTGTAGATCCGGATTGGATGAGCTGGCAGATGCCGACTACGGCTAACCCGTGGATTGACCCGCTGGAAGTAGACAAAGCCGGCGAGTCACTGCCATCGATAGCATTTCGCCAAGAATACCTAGCCGAGTTCGTGGATGCTGCTGGTGCCAGAATCAAGCGGGAGTGGTTGCGCTTTGGGGATGCTCCTGAAGGCTTGCCTGTCTACCTTGGTGTTGACCTTGCTATCTCAACCAAGGCGGAAGCAGACTACACCGCCGTGGTTGCTTTGAGCCGTGGTGACGATGGCACGATCTACGTGCTGGATGTCAACAGGACAAGGGCAGACTTTGCCAGCGTCCTGCGCTTCATTGAGGCAATGGCTGAGAAGTGGAAACCGGTTATGATTGGCATTGAGCAGGTGCAGTATCAGGCCGCTGTTGTTCAGGAGCTTATGAGGCGTACAAAACTGCCTATCCGGGGCATTCGTCCAGACCGTGACAAAGTGACCCGCTTTGGGCCTTTAGAGGCTAGATACGAGCAAGGGCAGGTCATACACGTTGACGGCTTGCCACCTTACTGGCAAGACGAACTGCTATCCTTCCCGGTTGGCAGGCATGATGACGTGGTGGACGCGATGGCTTACGCTTGGCAGGTGATCGGACAGCGTAAGGGATGGGGTGCGGTCTAAAAATATATCTCTTATATCCTTGCAGTATATATACTTAGAGTGTATATTATCTACATCAAGCAGGGAGATAGAGATATGACATATACAAACCGTTATCAAGACACACTGGAAATCCTAGGAACAGAAACCTACCAAACATTTGATTTTTTTGCTCATGACTTTGTTGGCGTAGAAATGATTAAGTGTAAGGTTATTCGCAACGAAGGATATATTCCATCTTATTTTGAATATCCGATGCAAGATGGATGGGATTTACAATGGTTGATGAGCAAGCAAGTAAATGAAATTACAGACTACATCGATACCATTGAAGGAATAAAATTATACTAATCGCATAAACCGCTACAGGCCCCCGCAAGGGGGCTTTTTCTTTGCCTGTGGGATACTAAGCACATGGGTATCTTTGACCGCTTCCTTGGCAGAAAAGCCGCAGCCAACCCGACACAGGCACTACCGCTGCCATTGTCCCAGTCACGTGACATCTACCTAACCGGGTACGGCTCAGGTCAGCTGCAAACCTTGCTACGCCGGGCGCTTCCTGGTTCAACTAAAGACTGGTCAAGGATAGCCGGTGACCTTGGTCTGAACGGGGTTGTTGCATCTGCCATCGACTGGTACGTTCGTAACTACCCACAAGCAACACCACGCTACTACCGACCGGTAGACAGCCAGCAAGCAGACCCTGTAGAAGACCACCCGGTAATCAAGCTGATGGCTCAACCTGATCCGATGATAATGGGTAGCCTTTTCTGGTCTTGGGTTATTCAGGATTACAAACTCTTTGGGAACACCTACCTCCGCAAGATTCGATCTAGCACCCGTGGCACGGTGACCGCTTTGCAGTTCTTGCCGCAGGACATGGTGAGGCCTGTCGGTAACGGTGTAAACCCGCTAACCCACTACATCTACACCACGGACGGGCGCTCCTTTGACATCCCGGTAAGTGACATCATCCACATCCGGTACGGCAGAGACCCTAGCGATATCCGCATTGGCCGTGCGCCGCTTACCGCTGTCCTGCGCGAGATTGCTACCGACAACACGGCATCCACAACCGCATACGGACTGCTGGCCAACGGGGCTATGCCTTCATTGATTGTCGGGCCTGATGCCAAAGAGACATCGGTAGACATGAGCATGGATGACGCGAGACAAGTCAAGCGCCAACTGCACGAAGACCTTACCGGGGACGGTTCAGGCGGCATC